ATAATTCTTCACTCTTGCCTTTCTTAATGACATAACACAATATCTCATTGCTGATATAACATCATCATGGGCAGGAACGATTTTACCATCTTTTCTATGATACATTCGTAACTCCTCAAACAGTTTACCTTGATTCTTAAAGATTTTCAATCTTTTAGTTTGCATCCTTGTCAACATTTCCATAATACCAGCTTCAACTGAATTACCACCTGTACCTTCTTTCATACCTTGTGATGCTGGATTACTAAAATGTTCTCTTGCCATATTTACTTTTTCTTTACGATATTGTTCTGTTAAATTCTTACCTGATCCTTTATCTGCTTGTCTTCCATCCATAGGCCATACTACAGGAATCCATCTTCCTCTAGCATTAATAGCTGATGCATGTACAGGTACTGTTTCTTGACGCATTGCATAACAATCATAAACATAAACTATATCTACATCTCTATCCCAAGTTATCCATACAACTGCTGTTGGGTGATCCCATCCAAAATCTATTCCACATAATCTAGGCCAATGACTAGGTATATCTATAGGTTCACATGTTATATCTTCTTCTACAATAGGAAAAACTAATCCAGAACCTAATTGTGGAATACCTTTCTCACGCATCTTTCTTTCGTGTGGTGGTAATGCTTCTAGTATTTGTTTTCTAACTGCATCTGTCATATGGGGTGCATCATCCCATGTTGCTTGAAGTAATGCTTGTCCTTCTTTTAAATTATTTACAAACTGTGCTACTGTTTGTGTCATCCCTTGTTCTGGTGTAAATGTCATAAAAACTATTCCACCTTTATCTGCTGTTCTTGTTAGTGCTTGTGAATAAATACCTTGCGGTGGTTCTTCATCTAACCAGATTACATCAACAGCTTCTCCCATCCATTTTTCTTTTCCCATTTCATATGCTTTAAATCCTATTCTTGAATATCCACCTGTTTTATGTTTGACTACTAATGAGTTTATAGCATTTGGTACACCAGCTTTTCTAACTGTATCACCTATATCATTTAATGGAATTGAACCTGTACCTTTCGCAGTAGGATCATCTGGTTGGCCGACAAGTTCTTTTTGGCAAACATCCCTAGTAGTTTCGTTAGAAACTCCCCCTGCCCAGCATCTTACTGGTCGGTTAAATCGTTTACCAGCCCACCAGCTTGGGTATTTCCCAGTCGCATGGTATGCTATTTCCATAGCCCCGCAAAAAGACTTGCCGACACGATTTCCAGCCATTAACAATCTTTGAGATGCTAATGTGTTGTGGAATTTCTTTTGGTAATCATATGGGATGTATAAAGATAAACGATTGGTAGCATCCCGTCTTTCTAATTCTTTAGCGATCTTGACAGCTTGTTCTAATGCGTCTTCTTCCATTTATCCTATCCAATTAATTATTGCTCTTATTGATAATACAAAGTACACTAATTCCATTAAACTTCTAGGTATATCTTTATCTCTCATAGCTATGAATACCCAAAAGCCAGTTGAAAAACAAGCACTACCCCATCCGATTGATTGCATTATAGGATCGCCAAAAAAATCTCCATCAGATAAGATATAAATACTTATCATAGCGACAAAGAAACCAATCCAACGATAATTACTCAATTCTTTGTAATAACGGATTTTCATGATAGGGAAACTCCTCCGTCATTAAATTATTCCTTTGTAGATGATTTTTTTACTTCGTTTTCGTATGTTAGATTTCCTGCTATTTCAAGTTTGTCATTTTTAGAACATCCACATTCTTCACAAGTACATGGTTCACCATCCCAATGATGATTGTGTAAATTACCATCACAATGACAATTACAATGACAACTTTTGCATTTAAAGTTTGCCATTAATCTAATATTATTTTTTTAATGGAGATTGATCCATCTATATTTTCTTCTAATTCAGCATTAGTTTTAATACACTTATAAGAAACTGTGCTTGAATATACTCTTTCTGCTTCACGCTTCCCTTTTAGGCAAACACTCATTGAGGGTTGGATTCTATGTTCCTTAATCTCAAAATTTACAAACATTAATAAAACTACTACAACTTCCATTATTCACTATCCCCATTACTTCTTACTTTGTCTTTAAGAACTTCTATTACTCCTAAAATTTTATCTACATCTTTTTGTAGTCTTAAAATATTTACTGCGTTATGTCTTGATTCTTTAATTTCTAATTGGATATACTCTACATCGCCCAATAAACTTTCAATTAACAAAAATTGTTCTGAATCTGCAGGAAGACTTCCTAATTCTCCACGAGGCCACTTGATAGAAAATTCAACGGCTTGGTCTAAATCTTTTTTAATTAAAACATTATCATTCTCTATTGAGTTGATACGTTCAATGACTCCAAAATATGCCCATACTCCTACTGCAACTGCTCCCAAAATTGAAAGCAAGTTTCTCATTGGCATACTTATCGCTGTGTTATCTGATACTCTCATTTTTTCCTTTTCATATAATTTTCAGAAGGTTCATAATCCCATTTTTTTCCGTGATGACCTCTTAAATCTGCATACCACATTCTTAGTCTTACAATCCATTTTCTAACTGGTCTAGGCATCTTTCTTATTTTGCCATTCTTTATATCCGTCAACCCAGTCTTCACGATGGAGTTTATCCCATTTAGTCCAAGCCCAACTATTAAGTTGTCCTGTCCAACCTTGAATCCATAAGAATATTGCCATCTTTAATTTTTTAATCATCGTCATCTTCCTTTGGTCTTACTTTTCCAAAAATAATCTTATAATTTAGTTTAGTTTTTTCTTCCATTTTTGTACTAAATGGATTGGTAGATATACCAATAGATTGTCTGACATTTTCAAAACAACCTGTTAATAAACCAAGAAACATAACTAATACTATATATTTCATTACTCATTATCCGACTTTTTCTTCTTTTTCTTATTTTTCTTATTTGGTTTTTTAATGTTTCTTTTAATAAGATTAGAGTTCTTCTTGATTTGTTTAGATAAAAAGATTTGTCCTTGTTGAAGTTTAAATACTTCTTCTTTCATAGTCCAAGTTTCTTTTAAGTTCCAACCAACCAAAGTAATTAAAGCTACTAAAGCTAAACCTACTATTTTATCCTTTAAGTCCATTTTTATATCCTATACCATTTTTTCTATTACACCACAATTTTTGCCAACTCCATACTTGAAGTTTACTAGAATAATGGTTTATAAATAATAATAAAATTCTCATAAGGGTGATGGGCCACCACATAATGCAAGTAAAAGTAATAATATAACCAAAACACCTGTAAAATAATAATTCATCCTACTAATTTCCATTATCTACCTTGCCCTCTATTTTTCTTATGACTTCGTTTCTCATCCTTATTCATCCGTTTTTTGTGCCTACCAATTTGGGGTTTACTTTTTTTTGTATAAGTATCTTCGCCCCATTTTGCTTTAGACATAGCTAACTATATCACTTCCTACTTCTTATGTATATATTTTCTCCGTAACTTGCGGGGATTCATCAATTGGAAAATTTCAGCTTCAGTCATATGCTCCTTATCATCAAAGCCATTATGGTGAGTTTTAGTAACTTCAAACCTATCAACAAGAACATACCTATATATATGATTACCCTTTTGAAAGTGGAGTAATGTTTTAGGTTTAATGATCTGTACAAACTTACGCATTTTTTAAGTATCTTTCTTTTATCTGTTTATGGGTTAGATTCTGTTCTTCCTTTGTTTTCTTATGTTCGGGATCAATCTTATTATGATCTATAACATCCACTAAAGCATATCTATACACATTATAACCACAATCCCTACCTTCCCATTGGAAGTGCAGTAATTCTGGAGGTTTCTCATATTGCTCTAAACACATAGGATCATATCGTGAAGTATTAGTAGTCATTAGATAATACTATACCATAATACTATATGTTCAACCTATTAACAAAAGTTAATATTCATAAATACTCCCTCGCTGTGTGGAGTAATCCCTATATATAGAAGCAAAACTGCGTTTTGGGGGGTGGGGTACTCTTTTTGTTCACCTTTTGTTCTTCTTTTGTTTTCTGTGGTGGTGGGTGCTTCTCTATTGATAGGGAAGGACAAAGAATATCAACTAATATGTTATGATCTTTATTAATTGCCCTTGTGTGTGCGTTAGTGTGTGCTTAAAGGGATATTTCAAGCTGATGTCTAGCTAATGTCTAGCTAATTAACTGAACCATTACCACCATTGTTGTTTGTTGGTTTGTCTATATGTAAGGTATGTAATAGGTGGTTAAGTTCTTGACGCAATTCTGTGTCGCTTCTTCTTGAGCTTATATCTTCTATCTGTGTTGTATTGCTGGTATGGTGTCCTGTTCTATCTAGTAAAGAGTTCACCGCTTGTAATCTTGTGCTTGGTGGTATCTTGTTATCTTCTATTAGTTTTTTTAGAGTTTCCACCGCAATTGGTACAGAAGCGGTTAAGTTCTTTTTTACCGCTTCATCTATATTCGGTTGAAGTCTTTGTCGCAATTCATATCCTTGTTGCTTTGCTGTCTTTTCTGAATATCCGCTTTTAATAGCTGATTGAGTTGCATTACCGCTTAAAGTAAAGTTTTCAATAAATGCTTTTTCAAGTTCTGTAAGGTTTTTTGTCATTTTAAACAACTTTCATAGTAAAGTTTAATATTAGAACATTATGTGAACAAAATCAATTAATTATTTATTTGACATCTATTTAATAATAGTTAAATTATTAACTTATGTTAAGTAAATTAAAAAATATAAGTATTGTTATATTAAACCTTCTAGCCGTGTTTTTTACTATCGGCTTTTTTTGGGGCTTGTTCTGGTTGATGTGTATTTTATCGGATCATTGTTATTATAATAATTTTGGGGCTTTTTAATGATCTGGTTATTTTTACTTATTGGCCTTTTTATTATTGGGCTTCTTTCATATTTAGGTATGAAGGGAACAGGGGCAATTTAATGAATATTGAAATATTAAGAAAAAAGGCAAATTGGGAACTTAAATCAATTCAAAGAGCTTTGACTTTGCCTATATCAACTTTTTTAAATACTTATGAAGATATTGAAAGACTTAAAAATGTTCAATTAGTATTACAGGAAAGAAGATTAAGAAACATTAAACCAATCATTAACAATTTAAGGGGGTAATATGTATTTAAGAGAAAATAGTTATTTCAAAGAGTTTTTAAACACTATTCAAGAAAATACGGAAAAAAATCTACATAGTGAAAATTGTATGTTGATTGCCGTTAATTTTGGAAAAGAAACGCAAAAAGAAGAAATGAAAGAATTGCTTGATGACCATAACAAGCAAAAAGAACTTAAATCAATAACATCAACGGCTAGAAAGTATTTAATAAAAGATATTTTAAATAATATTGAAAGAAAATCACTTTCAACGGCTATTAGAAGTAGATTATAATATGATTAAAACATTTCAAGAACTAAAAGAAGTCAATCAAAGCTATTTTACATCAGCTAATAAAAGATTTTTCAATGATATTAATTACAAGGTATTGACAGGCAAAAAGACTAAAAAAAGGTTTTTTGTTCAACATACTTATAAATTTTCCGATATGTTTGACGGAATTAAAAAAGCCGTTTTTGTAATTAAACCAATTACAGAACAAGGCAACATTTTGCCGTCAATCATTGAATTTGAAGATTTAAACAAAGTCAAAGAACATTTAAGGGGGTTATAATGATAAAAAGATCAAGTTTGATTGCTATGGGTGTTGAAAGTGAAACAACAGCAATTTTTAATACATTACTTGAAGATGAAGATTTCAAAAATATGGCAATAAAAGAATTAAAATCAAAAAATGATGTTTTTGAAAGTGTTAAAATTTTAAGTGAATATGCAAATAACAATTTAATATAAGGGCAATAATATGACACAACAAGCAAAAAAAGAAGATTTTTATATGCGAGATCATATCAAAGCATTTGAAAATGCAAAAAAGAAGGGTTTAAATAAACCTTCTGAATATATGTATATGTATTCTAAAGATAACAAAGATTATTTTAAAAACATTAATTTTAGAAATTATATAAACTTTGTACAATAACAACTAAAGGAAGGATAAAACATGGCTAAAAAACATTATTTAAGAACAACTAGAAATTTATATTATATTGATGAAAAACCAGATTTAAGGGTTTATTATTCGTATAGTACCCCTGTTGCATTGATGATTGATGGAAATTTGAAAGTTTGTGAAAATTGCTGGTCAATCACAACTGCAATACATTTAACATGGATTGATGGTGGTATGAAAAAAAGTAGATTGAAAAGAGAAGATTTTCAAAAATTACTTGATGAACATAAGCCCAAACCGAACTTTTTAAAAACTGTTTCAACTGTTTCAGCTATGTTCGGTTTAATGTGTCAAAATGAAGTAAAAACAAAGAATAAATATCAAAAGAAGTTTTTTGATAAAGTGCAAGGTATGAATTTTCCTGATAATTGGGAAAGTTTAAGCGAAGAAGAAAAATCAAAACGATTAGAAGGGGCAACAAAAATAGGGCTTCAAAATGATTGATATATTAAAAGCATTATATTTTGGGTTGCATTTTGTTGCGTCATTTTTAGGTTTAATTATAATGATACATGCACCAGATTTATTTTGGATTGGTTTTAGTATGTTTATATTTTTTATAATAAAATTTTTCTTAATGAAGGATAATATAATATGATTGATAGCTATGAACAATATGTAAGATCACAATTTGAAAAACTTAAAACAACTAAATATGGTTTTAATATTAAAATTGTTGATGGAGAGAACAATTCCACAAATTATATGGAACTTACACCACAAAAAGCTGAATTAATATTAAAAATATTAAAAGAAAGACAATAATATAATATGATTAAAATATTAAGAGAATTATTAAAAATAAATCCATATTATTATGATAGTATTTATGAATATTTAAAAGATGTTCATCAATCAACAAAAAAGTTAAAAAAATGATTGAAACCTTACAGATATTTATTGAAGCACCTATTGAATTAAGAACGATTATTTTAGCTAGTTTGATAATGGGCATTTATTGGCATTTTAAAAAGGAAGGAAAAAATGAGTAAAAATTTATATTGTCCAAAATGTAAAATTGAATATTGGGGAAAAAGTGATAATGCGATTTGTGGTAGTTGTAAATATAAATTTACAATGGAAGATAAAACTGAATTTAGTGTTAGTTATTTTAACAGTTGGACACCAAGAGTAGTTATTAATAAAAAAAATAAACTGAATTTAATGCTTGAAATTTGTATGAATAAAAAGGGATCAATTGAGCATATTAATAATTTGCCTAAAGGTTATGGGTATTATATTAAAAAAATATGATTATTTATGGTTATCCTATCAATATAAATAGATTGCTTAAAATATTAAGGACAAGGAGTTTTTTAAAAAAGAACATATTATTAGTTCTATTTTTATTAATGTTTGTATTGTTAGGGTGTAAATCTATTGAGTTTGATCCTAAAACAAGTTTATTTAAACATATCTTGACGAAAAAGGATTAAATGACTATCAAAAATTGTTTAAATTGTAATAAACAATTAATTGATCGTTCCTTTAACCAAGTAAAGAAATTTTGTAATTATTATTGTAAGAAGAAATTTACTCTAGCAAAAAGAAGAAAAGATCGCATTAAAAATATTGAAAAACAATGTGCTTATTGTGGTGAAACTTTTATCCAAAAATTTATTAGAGAAGTCAAATATTGCTCTAATAAATGTAATCAAATAGTTCAATGGAAACGATTAGACGCAAAAAGAAAGATAAAAAGAAAAACTGATCCTATATATTATGAACATGAAAGACAAATCCAAAAACAATGGCGAGAAAATAACACAAAAAAGGTTAAGCATTATGCAAAAAAATCACAATCTAAAGAAAGCTATAAAATTAAAAGACGAGCATGGTATAAAGTATATATGTCTAATCCAACTATTCATAATAAACGCAAACTATGGGAAAAAAAATGGCGAAAACAAGACCATGTAAAAGAAAAGAATAAACTTTATAAATTAAATAACAAAGAATACATCAGCATAAAAAATAAAGAATATTTCCAAAGAGAAGAAGTGAAAAATCGTATAAGGGAACGAACAAGGTATAGATTAAAAAATGATCCAATTTTTAGACTTAAATCTAGTGTTAGGACTAGAATTTATTTATATGTTAAAAGGGGATTAGCTAAAAAAACATTACCTACAAGCATATTAATTGGTTGTAGTTGGGAATTTTTGAAAAATCATTTAGAAAAACAATTTAAACCTAATATGAGTTGGGCTAATTATGGTAAATGGCATATAGATCATTATAGACCTATGGCAAGTTTCAATTTATTAAAAGAAAAAGAATTATTAAAGTGTTGTAATTTTTCAAACTTACAACCATTATGGGCATTTGAAAATTTAAGTAAAGGTGCTAAATTAGAGTTCTAAAAAATATTAGTCAATCTTTCTAATTTATATTCCTTTTTATTATTAGCTTCAGTTCTATTAGAAATAAAATCATATTCGTCAAAATGTATTCCATGATAATGTGATCCTTTTCTTTTAATTTGCCTATTCATAGCTTCTATTCTTTTATCTTTCCATGATTTTAATGACATTGATTACAACACCCCACTAATTTTAAATTTTCTTCTAACAATGCTTTTTGACTACCCCACTTTTTAGTGAAATCTTTAGGGCTATAATGATAACTTTCTTTACCATGCCTATGATGTATTGGGCATAATCCGATTACTTCATAATTACTTGCCTTTTTTCCCATTTTGCTTTTACCTTTTTCTTTAATGTGGTGTAATTCACAAGGTGATTTAGGAAATCCCATTTTGTGACATATAATGCACCCGTATTCTGCAATAGAATTCATGTGGGATTTTTCGTGTTTTGATACCATTATAAAACCACCACTAACATATATAAAGATAGTAAAGTCATTAAAGTTAAAAATGTAAATACATATATAAAAAATTTATTCATTAAACTAGACACCTAAATAATAACCTTTTTAGTTTAGGATTATTCCTTAAAACTACTGCAAATTGCTCGGTTAATAAAGCTGTTTTTTCTTCCCCAATTAAATTAATATTCGTTTCGTTAAGATAACATATTATATGCCAAATTTCATGGAATAATATTTTCCCTAACATTGTTTTTGAAAGTTTAGGATTAATATGTAGGGTTAATTTACTAGGATCAAATATACCAAAACAATCTTCGTACTTTTCCCATATTAGTTTAATAGTTTTTCTTTTATATTTGATACTACTTATTCCCATATTTCTTATATTCCTTCATTTGACTTATTGTTTTTGTTTTCCATGCTTCAAAATTCATATCAACTAATTTTTTTTCCCAATTTAATTTACTTTCATTTTCAATAGCAATAGCCAATGCCTTTATATGTTTTTGATATTCAGGGTCAGCTCTAGCTTCTCGTTCTTGTGCGTTCACACTTTCCAATTTTCCTGTATTAGATGAAATCATATGGTCTTTCATTAAAGTTGCTAATAATATCTTTCTATTATTATCTAATAAAGATAATTGCCCTTTAGCTTTAGCATGATCTTCACCTAGTTTTCTTAATTCTTCCATTTTTTGTTCTAGTACATCTTCACTCATATATTTAACTCCCTTACATTTTGAGATTTAGCCCTACGAATATTACAATGTTGTATAAAATTCATTACATCTTTTCCTGTGGCTATCGGAAAAACTTTTTTACTATGTGGAAAATGTCCATACTTTCTTTTATATGTCCAACTCGCCCATCCTTCTTTAAAACCTTTTTGTCTTCCATAAAAAACTAATTGTGCATAAAAACTTTCTTTATCTTTTGTGTGATCTCTAATTTTTGGAAGTTCAACTAATCTACCTTCTGCAATTAAAACAATTCTTTCTTTTTTAGTAGGTATATGAGAACAAGTTGGACAGCTTGGATCATCTTTTGTAGCTTTATAAACTGTGGAGCATTGAGTACAAGTCATGGGTTGCTTTTCAACTTTTTCTTTTGTAATTTTTTCCTTTTCTTTTCTTGTTGTTGATGTTAAAGACCAATTCCCAGCATCTTCAGGAAAACCATGATTATATACACACCCAGCATGGTCAATAATTAATGTATCTTTTTTATTGGGATAAGGTCTTAAAGTTCTTCCAATCATTTGAATATACATTGGATAAGATTTAGTTGGTCTTGCTATAATTACACAAGATACTTTAGGTTGATCCCATCCTTCAGTTAAGACCATGCAATTAGATAAAACTTTAATTTCACCTTTATCTAATCTGTTTAAAACTTTTTCCCTATCTATCTCTTTCATTTCCCCATCAATATGTCCTGCTGGTATTCCATTATGATTAAAAATATTACAAATATATTTACTATGTTTTATTGAAGTAGCAAAAACGATTGTTGGTCTATCTTCCCCAAATTTCATCCAATGACTTACTAAATCCCCTACAAGTTTTGGTGTATTCATTTTTTGCTCTAATTGTTTTTTATCATAGTCGCCCATTACCAATCTAATTTTTTGAAGGTCGGGAATACTTGGTGCTACAATTTTATTTTTAACAAGATAACCTTGTTGAGTTAAATCTTTTATATTTCCAGCTTCAACTAATTCCTCGTAAATATCCCCTAATCCTTTTCCATCTGATCTTATAGGGGTTGCAGTTAAACCTATAAAAAAGGCATTTGGATATTCAGCTATTAATTTTTTGAAAGAATTACTTACTGATCTATGGGCTTCGTCTAAAAAAATAACATCTGCATGGGGCTTTATAAAGGTATCTCTATCTTTTCGTGCTGTATATGTCTGAATACTCCCTACTTGTGCGTCTGCCATCATATTTGGGCTTTTATTAGCCATAATTACACCATGACTAACTTCCCAATCAGTTAATTTTCTTGAACATTGCATAACTAATTCCCTTCTATGTGCTATAAACAAACTAAACTTACTATTAGCTTTTGTATTTTTAATCATAGAACAAGCAATAACTGTTTTTCCACTACCTGTGGGGCTTACAAGCAATATTCTTTTCTTACCTCTAGCAAAATGAAATCTTAAATCTTCAATTGCTTTAAGTTGATAATCCCTTAATTTTTGCATTATATCTTTTCCATATATCGTTGACTTGAAACATTACTTCGTTTTCATTTTCTGGTGGTGAACATCCTCTTGCGAATAACATTGCTTCATTTTTCATGTAATCATAACTTTCACCTCTTAATCTAATTGCGATTAAAATTTTAACTAATTGCCCATGTCTATCTCCTTCGCTAGTTCCATATCTTAAAGTTCCTGTATATTTCCCTTGATACAAATTTGGTTTATAATCTATTACTTTTCTTTGTGGTCTTTTTAAGTTGTAATATTTTTTAATATTTTCAATAGTATAAGGAGTTTCACCATGCATTACAGAAACTTTAACAGGGTACTTTTCATGCTTGTTGTGAAAAAATCCAGCTACTCTCATTACTCTAGGTAAATCTTTAACTTTAGGATCGGAATTAAATCTTGTTGCCAATGCTTGTTGATATAAACTAAAACTTTCTAACGGACAATCTTTGACTAACCAATACACATGGTATTTATTAGGGCTAGTCTTAACAACTATATTAGGTAATAAACCTAGTTCTTGAAAATTAGGCATTGGCGATCCATCAAGATCAATAAATAATGCTCTTACTTTCTCAATATGTTTTGTTGATCTTCCTTCCCCATTAGTTTGATTGACACAAAAAAATACACCAGCACCTTTTTTATTTAGTCGCCATAGTGTTGTGAAATGTTGTTTAAGAGTTCCATGTAATTGTTTGATTAATTTTTTATTTACTCCCTTATCATCAAAAGTTTGGAAAGTATGTTGCTCACCAAAATATTCCATAAAACTATGATAGTGAGTTATTTCCGAATACTCTACTTTCACATCAAACCTTTTGATCTTAATTCTTTTACTTTATCTAAATCCTGTATTTGTTTGGATAATTTTTTATTATCATCCCTTAATTCCCCATTAATTTTTTTATGGTGTTTATCTATTGTTTGAAGGTCAAGTATTCTTTTATCTTTTTGTAAAAGTTCAACTTGTATATCTTCTCTAATCATGGGAATTTCTTTTTTTAATCTTTCTACTTCGGTTTCTGCAAATTGTCTTTGTTGCTTTTCATCCCTCCACATATCTAATAGTTTTGCGTAATCTTCACTCACACCTTGCTCCTATATATAAATAACCTTCTTTAGTGTACCATCCTTGCAATGTCATATCCCCATTGACTTCTTCTTTATATGTTGCAATATTAGTTCTTATTTCTTCTGCCATATCACCACAAAAAACATATTTATCATTATTAAAAGGGTAAGTAATTTTTGTTAAATCACAAGTCGTACAAGCCAAGATAAATATTACAATCTTGGTCATTTTTCATCTTCCTTTAAACTTTCTGAAGACCATCTTTTTAACGCACCTAGTTTTCCAGCTTTTGATCTCAACTTCCTATTCTTCTCTTGTTCTTTTCGTTCTTCTTCAGCTTGAATACAAATAAGATAATAACAATCATCTTTTTCTTTTTTTTCTTTTACGAATAGGTGTTCTATTTTAGGGAATATTGCTTTAATCTTTTCTAATCTACATCCACACATTTTAGACAAAATTTCCCAATCATATTTAAGTCTAAATCCTCGCCAACAATGGCAATATAATAATATATATGCCCCTTGTTCTTCTAAAGATAACTTCATCCTATTTGGATCGCTGATCCAATCATTAGCATAAAATTGAAATGCTGGGCTTTGTTCGTCTTGGGTAGATTTTCTCATATTAAGTTAGGTTAAGTTATCAAAATCACTATCACTTGTCAAACACTATCTTGGGTGTAGGTGTAGTTGTAGTAGCAGTTGAAGGTGCAGTTGAAGGGGATGGTTTTGCCATTAGCAAAATGATGGCAAATTTTAGTAATGCTATGGCAATGCTATAATGGGGCGACAAGGGAGGGTGCTAAAATGATTCGTATTACCACTAAAAAAGTCGCCCCACTATTGACCTACCTTGTAGGATCAATTTGTAAGTCTGGTCTTATGTATTCTATATCAAAATCTCCAAGTTTTGCAATCTGATATGCTCTAAATGGGGGTATTACTTTCCATTTAGATACGGCAGGATGTGATATATGCAACATTTTTGAGAGTTTCTTACCCCCATATGTATTTACTACCTCCTTTTTTCGTTGTTTAGCGATTTCAAAATTAGATTTTTTCATATAATATTATCTGCGTCATTTACTTGTTTAAGTCCTATTAAATATTTTGCTCTTTCATTGGTTTGTATTCCTTCATCAGTCATTTTTAATATAGCATCAGCTTTATTTGCATGATCGGGTACAACTGAAGACCTATCAATATTCAATATTTCCTTGTCTATTCGCTTACCTTTAGCATTTAATTCATCAATTATTTCATTTAGAATACTTGCCATAATTTTATATACAAGAGGTAATAAGGGATGTTTCGGCTCGTATGATTTTAAACATCAATTGCATATGCTTCCTAACCTTACTACCTCTATACCCCATTTCTACTAAAATAATTAACATTAGTCAATAAAAAAGATTGACATAAGTAAATAGGGTGTTAAATTAGGTTAATTAATAATAAATAAGAAAAAAGGATATATGACAACAATAATAGCAAAAACAAGCGAACAAACTTACCCTAAAGTTCCTATTGGAGTACATAAAGCAAGATGTATTAAAGTAATTGATCTAGGTACTCAAAAGCAAGACTTTAAAGGTGATGTGTCTTGGAAAAGACAAGCATTGGTTATTTGGGAATTGCCCGAACAACTATCTAACGATCTTCCTATGACTATAAGTAAATTTTATAGTTTAACTCTACATGAGAAATCAAATTTAGGACAAGATTTGGTATCTTGGCGAGGAAGGCCTTTTACTGAAACTGAAAAAGCTGGATTTAATATTACCAAATTAATTGGGCAAACTTGTCAAGTTCAAGTTATGCACAAAGATAATGGTAAAGAAAAAATATCAAATATTATTCCATTACCTAAAGACATGAAGATTAACGAACAATATTATCCTAGTGTATCTTTTAGTATTGATGACTTTCAAAAGGGGCAAAAAGAAAGTTTTAATCAGTTATCTGAAGGGATTAGAAATATGATACTTCGTTCCAAAGAGTTAGATGGATTAGATCAAAGCGATAATGGGGATGAAGGAAATGGAAATAATATTGGGGAAGTACCATTTTAATGAAATTTACTAACGCAAGTAATCTCCCTAAATCAATTGAACGAGCAGTAATCAACGATCCTTATGAAAGTAATTCGGATATATCTACTACTCGTTTAATTGCTCCCCCTAGAATAAGAGTATTACAAAAAAGAAATTGGGATTTATTACAAGAAGATGTAAGTGATAGGATATTTTCTTTATTAGGTCAATCTATTCACCATGTTATTGAAAGAGGAAAAACTAGAAAAGAATTAGCTGAAAAAAGATTATATTTTAAAGATACTAAAATTACTAATGGGTGGAAATTAAGTGGTGCTTTTGATTTATTAAATAGGGATGGTCATTTAATTGATTTTAAAACTACATCTTCATGGGCAGTTGTTAATGCTTTAAAAGAGCCAAAAGTAGATTGGGAAAATCAACTTAATGTATTAGACTTTCTTTGTAGAAAAAATCCTAAAGAATTAATCAATTACACAACTCAAATAAAAGTAAAAAGATTATCTGTAATGGCTATCTTGCGAGATTGGTCTAAAATGCAAGTAATGAGATCGGACAACTATCCTAAAAAACAAGTAGTGATGATCCCTATTCGCAGATGGACAGAAGAAGAACAAGACAATTATGTTAAAGAGAGAATTAAGATACATCAAAATGCAGAAAAGGTTTCTAAACTTCCTCTATGTACTGCAACTGAAAGATGGAGAAGGGAAGATAAATACGCAGTAATGAAATCGGGAAGAAAATCTGCTGTAAGGTTGCTTGATACTGAAGCTGAAGCAAAACAATTTCTAACTTCACAAAACATGGTTGAAGGAAAAGGTTGTAGTATTGTTTTAAGAAAAGGTGAAGATGTAAGGTGTCAACATTATTGTAGTGTTAATCAATTTTGCGATTATTATATGGGAGTGAAGTTTTAATTGCCCAAACTACCCAAGCATCCCGAAAAAGTAGTTAGACCTTTTGTCTATACCAATGATCCTCTAGTGATGGATTTAATCCAAACTTTTGCCAAGCGATCCGATAAAGGAATAGACAAATATGGCAAAACTATGATTGAAGCTGATAAACCTATAGTAGCTTGGATTACAGATGCCCAAGAGGAAGCATGGGATCAAATTGTTTATCTTGAAAAACTCAAAAGACTACTCAAAAATCTAAACATAAAATAATAGAACAAACCTAGAACATAGTATATAATTCTAAACTATGTTAGAATTCATATTAGTAATACAAATGTGTTATGCAATGCAGGGTGTATGTAATACCCCTCTCACAAGCGACATAAAGTATAAAACCTATCAAACATGTGCTTTAGAGGGCTATAAGAAGGCAGGAGAGATGACTTCCGAGTTAGATGCTGACCTAGTCAACAAAAACAGAATACTCTTTAAATTTTGGTGTATAGAGCAAAAGGATGATGAAGAAAAAAAAATTAACACCTAGAACTGATCCAAAAATATCTTTAGATATTATTTCATATCAAGTCAATGAAATGCACAAAGATGTCTGTAAAAACAGTAGAGATATTGAATCATTAAAACATCAAGTTAGTATGGGTAAAGGTGGCATAAGAGCAGTTTTTGTGGTAGGTTCTATCATAGCACTCCTACTTGGTGGTATAAAAGTATTTAAAATATGGTAATATTATGATTGGACTTCTAACAAAACTCTTACCTAGTGGTATTAAATTAGGTATGTCTGTTATTAAAAATCGTCAACAAACTAAACATTTAGAAAGTGTGGCTGAAATGCGGCACATGGAAAAAATGGCAAGTGGCGAATTAGAATTTAAAAAAACTATAATTCAAAACAATCAACAGGGCTGGAAAGACGAATTCGTTTTGCTTTTAGTTTCTGCTCCCGTGATGATATTAATTTGGAGTATTTTTAGTGAAGACCCTACAATAATGTCAAAAGTAGAGAAATTTTTTGAGTATTTTAACAACATGCCCTTCTGGTATCAAGCATTATTTATTGGTGTAGTTTCAGCAATATATGGTTTAAAAGGTGCTGATATAATGAAAAGACCAAAATAATGTATTCAGAATTAAAAGAACAAATACAAGAGCATGAAGGATTTGTAGAAACAGTTTATAAAGATAGTCTTGGTTTCGCCACAATTGGATTTGGACATTTAGTAAGAGAAGATGATCCTTATAAAGAAGGCGAAACTTATTCTAAAGAACAATTACAAGAACAATTTGATAAAGATTTTGATGAAGCTAAAACTAATGCGTTTAGTCTTATAGGTGATTTGTCATTACATCTTCAAGCGAAATGTGTCATAATTGAGATGGTGTTTCAATTAGGTATTGGTGGAGTTTCAAAATTTAAAGCTATGTGGAAAGCATTAGAACAAAATGATTACAACACAGCATCATTAGAAATGTTAGACAGTCGCTGGGCTAAACAAACTTCTAAACGAGCAGAAAAACTTTCAGCGATAATGAATTCTTGCAAAAATTAATTTAACTTGTTACAAATCAACTATCAATGGAATGATAGTTTTAAAAGATATAATTATTAATTACGAGAACAAAACAGAAACACCTAAAATTGTTGATGTAGAAATTTCTAATAGTAAATTTAAAATTATTAATCCTATAGAACAAATCAAGAACCCAACAGAAACATTTGAAGGTAATTAAATGTCGCATTGCAAAAATAAAAGAATTCTTGTAATAAGCGATCTTCATGTACCATATCATCACAAACATAGCTTCAAGTTCTTGGCAGAAATTAAGAAACAATTTAGACCAGATCGTATCGTTAATATTGGTGATCTATTGGATTTTCATGCTATCAATATGCACACCCATGATCCTGACTTATATAGTGCAGGTGATGAATTAAAAGCTGCTAAAGAATATATCAAAGAATTAGAATCCATTTTTCCAAATATGATTGAAGTAGAAAGCAATCATAGTAGTTTAGTATATAGACGAGCATTAAAATATGGAATGAGTAAAGAGTTTCTAAAAAGTTATGGAGATTTTTTAGGTACAAAGAAATGGAAATGGATTGATGATCTTACTCTTACCATGTCTAATGGACAAAGATGTTTCTTTACACACGGAAGATCAGCAGATGTATCAAAAGTATCACAAGCTATGGGTATGTCAGTAGTACAAGGACATTATCATACAAAATTTCTTATAAGTTATTGGGCTAATCCCGATAATCTTTTCTTTGCTATGAATGTGGGATGCTTAATCAATCAAAAATCTATGGCTTTTAGTTATGCTAAAAACTTTAGAACAAGATTTATATTAGGATGTGGTATGATTATAGATGGCATACCTAGACTGTTGCCTTTAGTCTTGGATAAAAAAGGTAATTGGATTGGTAAATTAGTTTAAAAGGGAAATAACAGCAATAACTGCTATAACAACAGCTATACTAATTTTAGGATTAGATTTTGCTAAACCCCATATTTGTTTTATTTGTTTCATAGTTTTCTCCATTATCTCCACCCTATTGATGTTGCGTGAATTTTTGTTTCTTTTGCAGCACTTTGATTGTGCGTTGTAATTTTGTAGCACATAGCTGAACCAGTTTGTGCTGAAATATCTAAATCGTGAAATGCTAAAATCTTTTTGTTTGTTCCCCAAGTTCCTTCATCTACTAAAGTTCCTTGTGTAAATGTAACTCCACTATCTTCTGAAATATATCCTTTAATGTCTGTATTTAATGTTGCAGTTCCAGCCGTATTTTCCATAAGCATAACCATATCTGCATAATCAGGATTAGCTGTTGAAGCTGTTGTGTCTGTTGATTGTAAAGTTAAATTATTTACTGATGTTGCAAGTGTTAATCTTCTTAAAATAACTATTCCTGTACCACCATTTTTACCGTTTTCATGCTTACCGCCTCCGCCTCCGCCACCGCCAGTATTTGCAGTTCCAACAGTTGCATTATCAACATCACTACCACCACCAGCACCGCCGCCGCCATTACCTCCAGCCGCTTGTACAGTAGAACCATCTGATGAACCACCAGCACCGCCTCCAGCATAAAAAACAGCAGAACCTGTTATTGAATTTGATGTTCCAACACCACCAATATCACCATCTGCTACTCCTGAATTTCTTGTACCAGCCGCACCATGACCTCCTCCAGAAGCACTTCCTTGACCATCGCCATTAGCTCCTGCTCTCCCTTGAATAGTTGTTGTTTCTCCAGTAATCGGAGTTATAGAAGTTGCAGAACCTCCAGTAGCCAAATAACCAGCACCACCACCTGAACCACCAGTTGCTCCATTTTCAGCAGAAGCAGTACCACTTCTTGAACCACCACCTCCTCCTCCAGTAGAAGTAATTGTTGTAATTCCTGTTCCTGATAAAATACTATTGCCACCATTTCCTCCGGGCGTAGTAGCATCTCCTATTATTGCTACACCAGCAAGACCGACAGTAGGAGTATAGGTAACTCCGCCTGTTAAACTTAATGATGCTCCAGCTCTAAAACCACCAGCACCAGCACCACCTCCAGACATTCCTGAACTAGAAAGTCCATTTCCTCCAGCACCTCCTCCAGCAACAACTAACCATTCGTGATTTTGTGTTGAGGCATTAACATAAGAACCAGCACCTGTACCTGTCCATTTATAAACTGTATAAAGTCCATCTACTGCTGTTGTATCTGCATCGTGTGTTACAGTTGGAGTTGTACTTATTGCTCCTTGATAAACACCAGCAGTTAATATTTCATTTGTAGAAGCCGAAGCATCTACTCCTGTAGCATCTGTGTATTCATCTATTATTTGGTCTTGTAAATTGTATTTTGCTAAACTGCCATTCACAGCAGTTTTAAATCCTAATAAAGCTATATTGCTTTGTAATTTGTTATCATCATAAGAAGTAACATGTGCTGTAACCGAAGCCGCAGGTAGTGTTACTGTTTTAGAAGATAAATCTAATGTACTTGCTATTTGAGTAGCACTAACACTTGATGCTGATGGTGTACCAATATTTACGACATCTCCTAGTTTTAAAATCTTTATTGTTTCTGATGCAGCAGGTGCAGAACTAAAAGTTAAAGTTGTTCCAGAAATTGTAAATGCATCTGTCCAATGTTGTAAGACACCAGAAAGTATTACAAGTAATTGGTTTACATTCCCAACACTTTCAGACATTGTGAAAGCTACTCTACTTCCATTAAAACTTTCTGTTAAAGTAATGACTGTAAAATCGCCTGTTGTTATTCCTCTACCTATATATGGCATTAGTAATTAACTCCTATTCCATGTAATTGAGTTTCTTTTGAACCACTTGCTTGATTAGCCCAAACTGCTTTATAAATTACACCTGTACCTGAAGTACAAGTTGTTTCGCCTAATCTTACTTGTTTAATTCCTGTTGAATAAACTGGTGTGATTGCATTATAACTTGCCGCTTCTGTCCAAGCACCACCATTATTGCAACTAAAATATATTTTTAAATCTGTTCCTATTGTTGCTGTTCCTGCATTATCTTTATAAAGAATTGTTCCGCCAACTTTTGTCTTTGCAGAAGCAACTGTATTAGCTGATTGAATTAATGTGCCTGTAGCACTTGCTGTTAATGTTGTAACATTATTAGGTGTAAAAGTTGTCCCATCAGGATAACGATTATTACCTTTTGAAAGTCTAACTTCGGTTATAAAACCATTCGACCCAGCATATTCGCCCGGACTATCTGCTCTACCTAATATTCCTAAAAGATTTGTTGTAGC